GGAGATTCCTTATGATGGCTATGCGGTAAACATTCGGTTTAACAATGGTTCTGTTTTGCCTAACAACTTGGTTGCATTTGTCATTCAACCAAACAATCCACAATTCACCTTTGCTGGTGGCTGGGATCAAGGAATTTAAATGTTCGGAATTCACGCATTTGGAGAGTTTCCATTCAGTACCTTTGAGGGTCTTGATGCGACTGCCAGTGCGTCTATTCCATCGGTTTCAGTTTCTGCAATCAGTGCTGCTGCCACTGGCGATGCATTAGTTCAAGTCGCAATTTCGACTGACGCTGTAACTGCACCAAATGTCACTGCGACTGGTGACGCAAACACCACAGCACTTGTTGCAACTGTCACAACTTCTCCCCCTGCTGTTTCTGTCTTTGCTGATGCAACGGCTCAAGCAACTATTGGCTCGGTCACAGCAAGCGTTTTAGGCTTTTCTGTCTCGGGTGGTGCTACGGCTCAGGCAAGCATTGAAACAGTGCTTGCAACGGCTCCTAGTGCGTCTGCGGTGGGTTTTGCGGTTGCTTCTGCCCTGATCGGCACTGTGGCTGCAAATGCACCAGTTTTCTCGGTCACGGCTGACGCTCTGATTCAAGTTGGCATTTCCACAGAGTCAACGACTGCACCACAGGCCAGTGCTTATGGCAATGGCAATGCTTATGCCAATGTGAACACAGTTGGTTCGGTTGTTCCTACTGTTTCCCTGACTGCAACTGCTCTGATTCAAGTCCAGATTGCCACTGCAACTGCTGTTGTTCCAGAGGTTTCTGCTTATGCGGTATCAACTGCACCAGAGGCTCGAAGACTTTATGTCTATGAGGAAATCAGAGAAATCTATGTTCCTTTAGAATCTCGGGTGTTATATATGGGCAACGATGGCGAAATTTGGAGAGTTTCAAATGGCTGATTTTATTAAAGACCCCAATGCGGTTTTGGATTACAGTTTTGATTGGTCAGACTGGCTTTCTGAGTCTGAGGAAATAAACACCTCAACTTGGCTCAATCCTGACTCCATCACAATCAACACCTCTGCAAAGACAGCCACATCGAGTGTGGTCTGGGTGTCTGGTGGCACTGCTGGGAAGACTTATCGTCTGACAAACCGAATTGTGACCACAAACAATCCGACTCGGACTGAAGACAGAACTCTCACAATTGAGGTTCAAGAGCGATGACTCAAACTCATGCAGAAACCACCACAGCAATTGTGGCCAAGGTTGCTCCTCCTGCGACTGTTTCACTTGCGACTGTCCTCGGGGTTCAAGTCAGCGAGTTGGTGCTTTGGGCGACCCTGATTTATACAGTTTTGCTCATTGGCCACAAACTCTGGTCAATCTATAAAGATTTGAAAAAATGAAAGACTGGGCTGTTGCTTTAACTAGCGCAGTCCTGTTTTGTCTGACTGTCATTTGGTGTTTTTACATCATTGCTTGGGTCATCTTGTGAAATGGTTGTTGATGTCATCAATATTGTTTACATTGGTGGCATCTAGTAAAGATAAAACTGAATATCGATGTGTGAGATGGGCATGGACAGGTGATGTCTATAACCGAAAAGTAGTGTGTCTTGAGTGGCAAAAGGTTGAGAGAAAATGATTCCAATCGATCCAATGACTGCTTTAGCGGGTATTCAATCCGCGATTAGCATGGTCAAGAAGGCCAGCAAGGTGGCCAACGATCTTGGCTCGCTTGCACCGATGATCGGTAAGATGTTTGATGCCAAGGCTACTTGCACCAAAGCCTTGCTTGAGGCAAAGAAAAACAAAGGCTCAAACATGGGTCAGGCACTTCAAATCGAGATGGCTCTTGAGCAAGCGAGAGCCTTTGAAGAAGAACTCAAGATGCTATTTATGACCTCTGGCCAGATTTTGACGTGGAATAAGATCAAAGAACGTCAAGCACAAATGGACTTGGATGATGCAAGGGAACTTAGGTCTTTAGAAAAGGCTGAGAAAAAGGCTAAACAAAAAGAACAAGAGATGAACGAGTTGGCCATCATCATTGGTGGCGTGGCTTTTGTCTTGTTTTTGGTTGCAATTGGAATCTATGAATTGATGGAGTTTTGTGAAACCACCAGAAGGTGTGGTCGGTGAATGAATATCAGAAGACCTTTGACCTATGCCTAAAGATATTTGTTTATGGGTGTGTGGCTTTGTGGTTTCTTGGCTTCTTAAAGTTCTTGCCTGACGATTTGTCTGACAGGATTGTTAATCTCTTACTTGGAAGGGTTGGTCTAGGAAAATGAGAATTACCACTTATCAACAGAATGCTCAAATGTTGTCAGAGGCTCACCGAGTGATCCACCAACAGAATATGAAGCGTTTGGCAGAGTTAACCAGACAGGCCGAACAACAACAAAGAGTTCAAGAGATCAAAACGCAATGGGCTAAAGCAGTGGACATCAAAGTATGAAATATCTGATTGCAATTATTCTTTTGATGCTGACTGGTTGCAAAGATGTTTATCGGTATAAATGTCAAGACCCAGACAAGTTCACTGAGCCAGAATGTCAGAAGCCTCGATGCTTATTCACCCAAACTTGTCCAGAGTATTTGGTCGCACCAATTCTTGAAAAAAAGGTTAACGATGTCCAACAGCCAGAAGCCAAACCTAACAACTGAAGAATTTGAAGTCCGAGTTTGGGGCTTTGTTGTTATTGTTGTCACTTGCATTTTGTGTTTCATTGTGATTGCTTTGCTTTACTCGGTGACATTTGTGACTCAACCAATCAAGAGCATGGCCCCAATAGATCAGGCTTACACAAAGATGCTTAACGACATTGTTTTGCTGATTGTTGGCGGTATTGGTGGAGTGATGACCAAAAGGGCTGCTGGTGCGGCTGCAAAGGCTTTTGGGACTCCAAATCAACCTCAATCAATGCAACCTATGTGTCAGCCGATGGGAGGCTTTCAAGGCGGTTATGGCCAACAATATGGCTCAAACTATGCACCTCCTCAATCGGCTTATGGTTTGCCAAGCCAACCTTTCGGTGCAATGCCTGTCTGGAAAAACCCAGAACTGGATGAGTCATGGACTCCACCACCACCACCGACCACACCTCCAGACCACCTTGAGGATGATGATGAGAGAGAACTTTTGGCCAATGCAAGAAAAGAGGCTGAGTAATGCTACCAATCCCACTTCCTTGGTTAATCGTTGGTGTTCTAATTTCCCTTTTTGGGACTTATCGAGTTGGCCACCATTACGGCTGGATCGAGCGTGACGATGACATGAAGATTGCCATTGCCAAAAAGAATGAGGAATCTCGGAAAACTGAGCAACTGTTAAATGAGAAACTTAATCAAAACTCAAGCAAATTATTGGAGGCCACAAATGTTGTCAATCAAAAACAAACTGCTCTGGATCGTGCCATTCGCGCTGGTCGGGTGCGCTTCCCCTCCGCAAGTTGTCCATCAACCACCACAAATTCCACCATTGCCAGCGCAGATTCAAAAGCAACCAGTCAACCTGACAGACAGGCTGACTCAACTTCTGATTCCGACAGAGCAAGCGAAGCCGACAGAGAAACCCTCGCAGCCATTGCGGAAATAGTTGCACAGGGTGATCGCAACACTGCGGCTCTGAATGCTTGCGTGGATTCTTACAATCAAATGAGAGAATTGATAAATGGTAAGTCCTGAACAACTCCGACAAATGCACATTGGTGAGCAATGGCTCGATCCATTAAATGCCACCTTTGACAGATTTGATATTTCAAGCCCTATCAGACAGGCTTGCTTTATTGGCCAAGTCTCCCATGAGAGTGGTGGCTTTAAGTTCTTGGTTGAAAACTTAAATTATCGGGCTGAGGCACTTCAAAAGATTTGGCCAAAGCGATTTGATGCGGGCAAGGCTCAAGCCTGTCAGCGCAATCCTCGGATGATCGCAAATGTTGTTTACAGTGCTAGGATGGGCAACAGGGACGAGGCTTCAGACGATGGCTGGCGGTTTCGCGGGAGAGGTTGCATTCAGTTGACTGGTCATGCCAACTACTATCACGCTGGTCAGGCTTTGGGGGTTGATTTTGTGCTTGAGCCAGACTTGGTGGCCACTCCACAATATGCGATCCTGACTGCGGGATGGTTTTGGGACACCCACAAACTCAACCAGTTTGCGGATGCCAGAGACTACAAAGGAATGACCAAGAAAATCAATGGTGGCTTTATCGGTCTTGAGGATCGAATTAAGCACATTGAGGAAGCCTTGGCCATCCTCAAGCGTTAAGCCCTCACCCAAGTCCTAATCATGCGACCATGAGCCTTTGCTCGACCAGCAACAACCATGTTGCCAGTTGGCTTGATGACAAATTGCTTTGCTGCCACATTAAACAACGCACCCCAACAGTTGTCATGGTGTGGCTCTGGCAAATAACGCATGGAAGCATAGTTTCTAAAGTCTTCCATTGTGAATTCCTCTCTTTGCCTTGCTGAGAAACTCAAAAGCAAATTCATTGCTTGATCTGACCAAGTGCCAGCGTTTTTCCAAACTCTCTCGATTCCTGCTGTTTTCATGTAGTTCTCCAAGTTAAAAAGGGATGTCGTCTTCCATATCGTCAAAACCAGAGCCTTGAGGCTTTGGCTTTTCTGCTGCTTGATCTTTTTGATCTTTTGGTCTGCTCAGAATGGTCATTTCATCGCAAACAATATCCACAGTTGAGATTTCCATCCCATCCTTGTTTGTGAACTTGCCATATTTGATTTGACCTTCAACATAAATGGTCGAGCCTTTCTTGACATACTCACCAACGATCTCAGCGAGTTTGTCAAAGAACTTGAGTCGATGCCACTGAGTGTCTTCAATGTACTCACCAGTCTGCTTGTCCTTGCGTTTCTGACTGGTTGCAATGCTGAGGTTTGCGATTGCTTTTCCAGACTGCGAATATCGAACCTCTGGGTCACGGCCAACTGCACCGATCAAAATTGTTTTATTTACTGAAGCCATTTAATTTTCTCCTTGATGCTCTTTAGCGATTTGGTTGATGATTTGTTGGTAATACTCTCGGGCGGCTTCCACCTTCACTTTGATCTTGTCCTCAAGGGTTTTATCCCTCTCATAAAAGACTCGGGTGACTCTGAGTTCAGGCGCGATGTGATCGACTTGGTGAAGGCTTGCGTCCTCATACTTAATCAAGTCCTCTGGGGTCGAGACAAGGCAATATGCAATCGAGGCTTTGTCAACATTCCAGAGCCACATATAAGCCCTTAGTTGCCACTCATAATCTTTGTCTTCACCCTGCTCGGCCAAGGCTGGAAAGGTGGTCAGCGACCATGAGGACTTGATGTCAATGATTGAGTCTCCAGTGAATATGTCGCACTCACCAGTGATCCAGTCATTATCCTTTCTCTCGATGTTCTTTTGGTAACTGGTGAACAAAACCGAGTTGAGAAGTTCAATTGACTGATCCTCGACTTGAATTCCTTTGTCCATGTACTTTGAGGAAATCTTTTCATCAAAGCCATAAACAAATTCAATTGCTTGTTTTCTTATGTAGGTCTTTGCACCGACAGACAAGACTTCACCCTTGCCTTTTGGATCGGTCATTATCTGAGACAGGCTCGATGCTCTGAATTTAAGCATTGGCCAACTCCGAGATCAGTTTCTCATTTTGCTCACCAGTAAGCCTGAATGAAGCCCTGAGTTTGTCGGTTGTGTACTCACCAGATTTGATCTTTGCAATGGCTGCAAGCAAACGCTGATCTGAGATCGCTGGTGGAATCTTTGTTTCTTTGACTGGCTCTCTTAAAGGCAATTTACCTTCTGGCAAAACCTCATGGCTTTGAGCGTCTGGGTCATTGTCTCCCTCAGTCGGGATTGCAAATGCCATGAATGCAGCGTATTTGTAAGCGGCTGACATTGCTTTGCTTGTTGCTTTGTCTCCAGAGTCCATTGCTTCACCATAAGTCTTTACAGTGTGTTTTGATCCATCCTCAGAACTCACAAAATCAAACTCAGCCTCGATGGTCACATAAAACAAACTGCCTCCAGATTTTGAGAGTCTTTCATCACAGTTTCTGGTCAGCATTCTTGGTAAAACACAAAGATTGTATTTGGCCAGCAATGGTGCGAGTGCGTTATAAACATCATCGATGCCTCGGAAGTTATATCCAGAGCCTTGATGATTTTTGCGATTTTTCTCGATGCCAGTTTTCGCAAGATCGGCTTGGATCAAATTGATCGCTTGATAAACTTTCATTGTTCAATCCTTTTGATTTGTTTAGCCACCAGCCACTTGTCTCCAAGTTGACGCACTGATCTGACCCACTGTCTTTGATAAGACCTGATCGTTTCTGGTGGTGCGTCATAAGTGGCAAAAATTTTTCGCACATGGCGAAGGAAGCGAGTTTTCATGTAGTTCTCCAGTTGAAAGGGCCGAAGCCCCTTTGGTTTAGTAAAGAATCAAACGGCCAGTCAAGCCTCTTGACTTCAAAGTAACAATTGCATTTTCAATTGCTTCTCTGCGAGTTTTGCCAAAGAACACAGGAGGCACATTTGTGTCTGGCAATGCGCAATCAAATTCAACAACCCAAGCGGGTGGAACAGTTGCGCGAATTCGGGGGTTATATTGCTCTTGTTGAAAGTAGCAATCAGCTTTGAATAATTTAGTCATTTGCAGTTCTCCAGTTAAGGGCAAAAGCCCTTTGGTTTATTGTGATTTTTGGATTTTGTCGTGAAGCATTGCTCGGCTGAATGCTATTCCGAATTGCTGGCCAATAAAGTAGATTTCACCATCTACACCTTTGGTCACATAGTAAGAATTTTTACCTGCGTGCCAGACAATGAATTGTCCAGAACTTGCTTTTAATTTCCATGTAGTGCGATCAGTCATTTGCAGTTCTCCTTTTTTGCCCTGAACTATTCAGAGCATGGTTCGATTATATACACATTTAATCAAATACAACAATTATTTTGTAAGTAGTTTCCCTAGTTGTTGCTTTTTTGCAATCAGCATGGTGACAATCGGGAATGTTCCATGAAAAGTTCTATCCTCACTGCTTTCCAGACAGGAAAATCTTTCTGGAGTGGCAATATTGGGCAAAAGTCTCAAAAGAGGTCTGCTCACCCTGCTCTGACTGTTCTACTCTTTACGAGGCTCAAATGGTGATCCAGTCACGCTGCCAAAAAGAATTCATCTCTAAAACCTTTATCGCAAACAAAAAATGAAACTCTCACATGGCCACAAAACCCTTCTTGTTCGCTTGGCTGGAGGCGGTAGAACAAGCCGATCATTCACCAACATGGACACTGTGAATTCTCAGTTATCGGTTCACTTTGTCCGATATTTGGACGATATGCAGAGGCTCGGGCTGGTGGTTGAGATCGGTGAGGAATGGCACTTGACCCAGAGTGGCCGAGAGGCAATCCATGACAGCAGGGTAAAGGTCAAAGCCCCATCATGGGTGGGAGTTGGCATCTATGAGGGCGATGAATTAAAGTCGCGGGTGTCAAGGAGGGGGGCTTATGATTTCCTCAAATATCCATCCAGATTTGGTGACAAACGCAAATTCTTGCAAGAATAAAAAAAGTATGCTTATAATCAAAGCGTCTGAGTGGCATCAGACGATTGACGCTAATTAAAGAACCCCTCAGATACCTGTGGCGGTCTTGTCAGACGGCAAGTGAACTTTTGATTAGCGTCATTCGTTTGCTGTTGCTCTCGCCAAGAGCCAAGACCACCAGAGTTATTTGAGGGGTTTTTGTTTTTGGAGGCCGTACTCCACACGATAGAAGCGCATTTGCATGGATGGCTTGGAAGAAAACACCGCACTCTGTACACCCCAGAGCAAAAGGCGACCAGCGTTGGTTGAGCGACTGGTAAAGCATTTGGTTCATCGGTGGTAACAAGGCCAAATGTATAAGCGAATTAACCCGTCAAGCGCACTTGGGACTTTTTAGGTAATACATCATTAAAAGTCTGGAGAGGTCAGGATAGAAACAGCCATCTATCCACCCTTGGAGAAACTATGGCTAAAGGAAAAGAGAATGGACTTATTTGGGTATGAACAACCAAAAGCAACTTCACTGACAGACGAGGGTTTTGAGGAATTCTGGATCGCTTATCCAAAATGTGTCCGAAAAGGTGAAAAGTCTGCTTGCAAGAAAAAATGGGTTGAGTCCTATTATTTCAGCCAAAAACACATCATTCTCAAACACATTCAATGGATGGCCACCACTGCTCAGTGGCTTCAGGACAATGGGGCATTCATACCCGCACCCAAGGTTTATTTAAATCAACAGCGATGGGATGGGGCTGAGATTCCAGAGATCAAGCCAAAGACCTTAAAAGACCCTGCACTGGTCAAGATCGAGCAAGACAGTAAAAAGGCTGTATCGATTCCTGAACACATTAAAGCAAAGATGGCAATGCTGCGAAAATGAGTTTTAACTGGCCAACAAATGACTCCCAAAGAATTGGAACACTTCAAGAACTGCGAAGCAAAAGAGTGGCTCAGACGCTACCAAGCCAAGACATTGACGATTGGCTCAAAGAGAGCATTGCTCTGGTGGCAGGGTGTGTGCGTGGACTTGGAACGAATCAGAGGAAAGTCAGACACTTTGCTTTTGAGACAGCGCATGAACAATCTGAGAAAGGCTGACAAATGACATTCCAAGTGATGTTTTCAGTGTACGGAGAGCCAGTGCCCAAAGGTCGACCAAGATTTTCGACTCGGGGAAAGTTTGTCCAAACATACACTCCACATAAGACGAGAACTTATGAGGCCGAGGTCGCAATGATGGCAAAGGCGGCAATGGGTGCTTCAAAGCCACTAAAAGGGGGTTTAGACGTTTATATTCACTTATCCTTCCCCATTCCAGCCAGTTACTCAAAAAAACGCGCTCAGGACTGTTTAAACGAGGCTATAAAACACACAAAAAAACCAGACGCAGATAATTGCGCAAAATCTATCATCGATGGTATGGCTGGCGTGATTTTTGACAATGACAGCCAGATTGTGAGTCTTCATATTCACAAATGTTATGGCGAGATTGCCAAGGCTCAAGTGCTGGTGAAAGAAGCATGAATGTGACCCTATTCAACCCTCAACAGGCTCACAAAGTCTTGGCTGAGGCTTGGATACAGATCAAGGCTGAGTTGATGGCTGGCCACAAAATCAGTTTGACAGTCAAAAAGCAAACTCGGTCTGGCCAACAAAACTCAATGTTTCACTCGATCATCGGAGAGATTGCCAAGCAAGCCCAACACGCAGGGGCAAGGTGGGACACTGAAAGTTTCAAAAGACTATTGATTAACCAGTGGGCAAAAGAAACTGGAAGGTCAGAAGGTAAAGTTGTTCCAAGTTTAGATGGTGAGCGAATTGTTCAACTTGGCTTACAAACAAGACATTTCACAAAAGCTGAGGCAAGTGAATTTACTGAATGGTTAATTTACTGGTGTTCTGAAAATGGGGTTGAATTGAAAGAATTACCAGAGTATGATTAGTTATGGCTACCTTTAGCGGGGGAAAAGGCGATTCGTTACCGCCCTGCCATAACTTCTAGTAACGCTTCCACCAATAACGAGGTGCGACATGGCAAGAATCAAAGATTTAAATGGTCGTCAATTTGGACTTTTAAAAGTTATCAAATTTGATGCAGTGCATCCAAAAACAAAAAATGCAATGTGGCTATGTCTTTGCGAATGTGGCCGACAAGTTTCTGTTGTTTCCAAAAGTCTTTCATATGGATCATCAAAATCATGTGGATGCATAAGACTTGAAAAGACAAAAAGTATGGCTAAAACATACTTAACAAAGCATGGCAAAACTGTTGCTGGCAACAGCAAAATTTATAGAATTTGGGCAAACATGGTTAATCGGTGCACAAACCCAAAGGCATCTAATTACAAATATTACGGACAAAGAGGCATAAAAGTTTCTGAAGAATGGAGAAATTTTGGAAATTTTTATAAAGATATGGGTGATTGTCCTTCTCAAAAAACATTAGACAGAATTGATGTAAATGGCAATTATGAAAAAGAAAATTGTCGATGGGTGACATGGGATGTCCAATGTAAAAACAAAAGACCAAAGCAAAAAAACAACACATGACCAAATTGATTGAAAAAGTGATGTAGAATTTCAAACATCAACAACAGGAGATCATCATGGAAACTTTAAAAGATGTGGCAGCAGCAACCCTGATCGGTTTGGCATTGACAGTCGGGCTTTTACATTATTTTGATGTCCTGATTAAATGAGGGGCGGTAAAAGAGAAGGTGCTGGAAGACCAAAACATCCAGACGAGTTAATACGAGTCAATATTGTGATTACCAAACCACAGAAAAAGAAACTCAAAGAGTATGGCGGTTCAAAATGGGTGAGAAACAAAATCGAGGAACATAATGATATTCAATTACCAACATAAACAAGTCAACAGGATTATCCAATGCGAATTGGATTATTACCCTGCTGACTCAGAAAACGGCTTTATGGACGACTCAATGGAGTTGGTCAGCGCAACAGTCAAGGGCGTGGACATCCTTGCTGTGATGTGTGATTCAGTCATCAAAGAAATTCAGGATATGGCTTTGAATAAAGACGCAACAAATACAGATTAAAAGGGGCTGAAATGGGAATTATCAGAACTTGGCTCAACGATCACGACTTTATTGACCGACCAGATCGCAATGAGGTCATTGAGGAAGTGGCCAAAGAAATCCAAAAGTTAACTGTTTTTGGCAAAGACACGCTCGATAGTTTCTCAGTTCACATCCGAAAGATGAAGTCCTGCCCACCTTGTTATGGTAATTGCAACCAAGGCCGAGACTGCCCTGCGAGGATGCAATGAGCAATCGAGTTGTCTTTTCAGCAATGTTTCTTTTCCTTTTGGTTTACTGGTCATGGGTGTTTTATCTTGTCTGGAGTCACGCATGACAAGGAAGATGACCAAGAGAAAGCGTTGGAATCTTCTTAACCCGATCATCCATGCCCTGACAGGCGCGGCCATTACTGAGCGACATTTGCTCGACAAGCTGCGGTTAACTGAACTCTCAGCACTTGAATCCATGACAAAAGGCCAAGGAACTGTGGCTGACTGGAGGACTCTGGTTGATGTCCTTAATCTGGCTGAGATGTTTGCGAAACAAGGAATCGGGTGTGAGGTCTTACCTATCTGCCAAATGGCTCAGGATGGCTTACACAAAGCGGCTTTACGCTATCAAGAGACATCACGCATGGGCTTAGATGGTCTGACCATTGATGCTTTAAGGCACTTGATCGAGTATGCAGACCTCCAGCAAGGAAGTGTGCCAAGGTCACAATTTGAGCGAATGGTTGAGAAAACCAGAAACTACATCAAGGGCAATGGCAACCGAGTTGTTGAGATTACATGAGATTCCCTAAGCACAAATACATTCGCAGTGAAACCCTGATGCGAAACGCTCGGCTGATTCCCTGTCAGTTATGCGGCATCGAGGACGAGACAGTATGTGGTGCTCACTCCAACTGGGGAGGCGGTAAGGGCAGATCAATCAAGGCTGACGACAATCTGATTGCCAGCCTCTGTCATGCTTGTCACATGGCCATTGACCAAGGCAAGGACTTGACCAAGGAAGCCAGACAATCCCTATGGCTCAAAGCCCACAGACGCACTGTGATGCAGTTGATTAAGTTTCAACTGTGGCCACACAATGTCCCAATCCCTTTGACAGGCGAGTAATGACCGATCACAATGATCCTCACCAAGTTGCCATTTGGTTTTTGAGAGGGGTTATTCCCTCTCTTTTTTTGGAGAAACTATGCAGATCAATGTAAAGATCGATGTGGACAAAGCAACACGTTATCTGAATGTGGTCAAGAAAGACCAGATTCCCTTTGCTGCCAGCAAGACCCTCAACGATCTTGCATTCAATCTAAGTCAAAAGGTATTACCCCAAAAGACCAGAGAGACATTCGAGGGTGGCGCGACACCATTCACCCAAAAGGGTTTCAGGTACAAACGCTCAAGCAAGCGTGATCTCATTGCCACAGTATTCATTGACCCTGTTCGCGCTGAGTACATGAAGTTCATGGTGGATGGCGGGACTCGATTCCCTAAGCGCAGGGCAATCCTTGTCTCAACTAAACAATCTAAGCTGAACTCATACGGCAACATCCCAAGAGGGACGCTTAAACAGATGATTGACGACAAAGGCAAGTTCTTTAAGGGAATCCCTAAAGGCAGGACTGGCGAGCAATACGAGGGAATCTGGGAGAGGTACGGACGCAAGTCAAAGGATGGCGGTGAAAGGATTAGGATGGTCGCTAAGTACACAGGCAAGGCAGGATATAAGCCGAAATACCCAATGGGGACATTCGCTGAGGGCGTGGTGTTCTCCAGAACTGATGGCTTCCAAGCAAAGTTCCTGATGAACTTACAAAGGGCAATGGCCAGTGCAAAATGAAATACTGATACCAACTGCAATGATTCCTTTGTCTATAAAGATCGATTCAATAACATCATTCAACTTAGTCAAAAACAAAGATAAATGGATTGATACAGATGAGGGTAAGGAATATATAAAGAAGCAATCAATGGCAAATCAAAGACTTGCTATTGCAAAACAGATTGCAAAAACTGCAAACATAAGCAAACAAACAGATGGACTAACTAATGAGCAATTGCTTAAGAAACAAAAAGATAAAGAATATCGACAAGGATTAAGACTTCAAGCAATTAAGTTGATGGGTGGCCAATGTTCTGTCTGTTTGATTGACGACCATGATGTGCTTGAGTTCGATCATATTAAGCCATTGCTCAGGAGATCGACAGGAATAACAACCAAGGGAGAGACGGCATTAAATGTAATAAGAGATCAAGATAGAGATCAGAACTTTCAACTGCTTTGCTCCAACTGTCATACAAAAAAGACTAGATTGAACAAAGAATATGAGTACAAAGGTTAAAAGATTTTCTTGGTTGAAGGCAGACCCCTACCAAGGTACTGTGACAAGTTTGTGCCTTAAGTCC